CAGACACGAAAGTAGACAGGAAGGGTTTTTAACTAAAGCCCGAACGAAATTAGTCAGAAGTGAGACCCTCGCCGCTATTGCTTCTAAATTAGGACTTCATGACTGGGTCTTAATGGATGAAAAGGGAATGCGAAATGGATGGAATCATAATCCTAAAATTATGGAAGATGTATTTGAAGCTCTCGTCGGGGCAATTTATTTAGATCTTGGCCTCGCACATGCAAAGCAATTTATTTTACGTATATACGAAGATCCTAAATTCATTGATCTAAAGTCGATCATGATTGATGATAATTTCAAAGATCATTTGATGCGATACTGTCAGACAAATGGTCTCACGTTGCCGGATTATAGGGTGATAACACATGACAATGGTGTGTTCATGATTGATGTTTACGTCGACGATACATTTCTTGGTAGGGGGTGTGCGAAAAGTAAAAAACAGGCTGAGCAGTACGCCGCACAATCATATTTTTACCCACCAAATAGGTTAAAAGGGTCACACTATTAATGAATAACATGCACCCCAATGTCAAAGCAGCTTTAGAAAGAGAGTATGCCGCGCAGAAATCTGAGGAGTGGCTCGCCCTCCGTGGAAAGATGTTGACAGCGAGTGATGCCGCGACAGCTATCGGTAAGAATAAATATGAAACACCTGCAGGTCTTTTATTGAAGAAATGTGGCCTCGGTGAAAAATTCATGGGTAACGATGCGACTCGTCATGGTGAAAAATACGAAGATGAAGCTCGAATCCTTTACGAAGAACGTCATGGTGAAGTTGTACACGAATTGGGATTATGTCCACACCCGGTTGAAGACTGGCTCGGTGGAAGTCCCGATGGTGTGACTGAATCTGGAAAACTCGTAGAAATTAAATGTCCTCCACAACGCAAAATCATCCCGGGTGAAGTACCTGAACATTACATGCCACAGCTTCAACTCTGTATGGAGATTTTAGATCTTGAAACAGCTGACTTTATTCAATATAAACCTGCGGAAACAAACTGGCCCCTCCCGGAGGAATTTGATGTCGTCAACGTACCCCGTGACCGAGATTGGTGGAAGACTTATCTACCAGTGATGCGTGAGTTTTGGGATAAGGTTCTCTATTACAGAGAACATATCGATGAATTACCTAAACCCAAAGAGAAGAAACCTCGAAAGAAGAGGGAGGAAAAACCTGTCGAGTGTGAAATCATGGAAATGTCGGAAGATGACTGCCTAAGTGACTGGTAAATATGTCAAAACCAAAAATGATTGAACAACTCTATAACAATGCAAAGTCTCTTCTTGCTGCTAGGCTGTACGCACCCTATCAGCAAGAAGGTGTCATGTGGATGTTGACTATGGAAAACAACATCGGTAAACCGAAAGGTGGATTTTTATGTGATGAAATGGGTCTGGGTAAGACTGTCCAACTGATTGCGACTATCTTGGGAAACAAGAAGCGGAAGACATTGATTGTCGTACCAAAATCGATCGTGTCGCAATGGGTCGACGAGATTACCAAGTTTGCTCCATCATTACGTTGTAAGGCATGGGATGGACCCGCTCGTGATTCGACGAATATCAACTTTGTGGATGTCGTCGTTGCACCGTATTCCGTGGTGAAGATGGGATCCCGTCTTCATGGGATACATTGGGACCGTATCATTCTTGATGAAGCCCATGAGATTCGAAACCGAAACTCGAAGATCTTCAAGACGGTGAATGCTCTTAAATCCGACATTCGATGGGCTGTTACGGGTACTCCCGTTTTTAACTCGATGAACGATTTTGTTTCGTTATGTGAATTTGTCGGTATCCCCCGTGTACTGGTACAGGGAATGTCGAATAAAGTGAAGGATATTTACATCCTCCGACGCACGAAAAAGGATCTCAATATGATTGACATCCCAGAGTGTCACTTTGAAAACGTCGAACTCGAGATGTACAGAGAAGAGCGACGTCTATATGAATATGTTTTTGAGGATGCTCAAGAAACAGTGAGGGAGATTTTCAAGACGACAACCAATATCAGTGCGAAAAACATGGAACTCCTTGAGTGTCTACTTCGGGCGAGACAGTGCTGCATCTGGCCACAGATGTACTACAACGGTGTGGCTAAGAAATGTGAGACAGAACCAGAGACGTGGGTTGGTGGTTCGAGGAAGATGGATACTTTATTTCGAATGATTGAAGGACACCCAGATGAAAAAGCATTAGTCTTTTGTCAGTTTACAGGTGAGATGAATCATATTCAAAAAAACATCAAGGGACCGGTATTCAGGATTGATGGTTCGGTTTCAAAAGAAGGTCGTATCGACCAAATGCGTATATTCAAGAAGGCCCCGGGTAACGCAGTACTCATCATCCAGATCAAATCTGGTGGTACAGGATTGAACCTCCAAGAGGCTACACGTGTGTATATCACAGCACCTTCATGGAATCCCGCGACGGAACTTCAGGCCGTTGGACGTAGTCATCGAAGTGGTCAGACAAAGACTGTATATGTAAAAAAACTCGTATATGAAAAAACAGTTGAGGAAGACATGATGGCACTCCAGGGTCACAAGTCTACAATTTGCGCCGAAGTATTACATGACAAACGCCTCGAGGATCAGATCCCAGTGAAGGAACGAAAAAGTTCGATTTCAATTCTGGACATCAAGAAAATTTTCCGTGCGTAATATAAATGATGAAGAACATTGGTAGCCGAGCTGAAGTGTTCCATGGTAGTGCTGTCAAGACCCCCGGTGGTCTCAAGAAGAAAGAATTGGTGCAAGACACTGATGGACGTATCAAGAGTAAGGCTGCGTCAGCGGCTGCTCTCGAACGTGTGAAGCGTGAGGGTAAGAAGGCGATGACGAATGTCTTCAAGCCCGTGAAGAAGGGTTTCAAGCTTCAACCTAAGGTGGGTACGAAGGATTATGAGAAGAAAATAAAAAAGATGTAATAAGTAACAATGACATTGACATTATGGAATGAATCCGTACGAATGGCGAAGATCAAGGCGGGGATGAATCCCAAGTCATTCGTACGGCTCCAGGGTAAATTATTAAAAAACGCTCAAGCGATTTATCATATATTATTGCTCAATCGTCGAGCATGATTTGAAATCCTTTCAAACGCTGAATATCAGATACCATCATCTGATACAATTTCCAAGTACAACCAAACTTTTTATTCATGAAGTATACGCTATTAAGTTCAACGATAGCCGAACCTGTAGTTCGTGAATGAAGGCCATCCTCGGCCACACAACGAATATCCTTCTTTTCTTGATCGTAAATAAACGGTTTAATTTTACCTTCAAAGTCAGTGTCTACCTTTACACGGAACTTTGGTTCACGCCCAGGTGTTTCCTTGATGTTTGAATTGAAGAGTGGACGGAGTTCTTCGTAGGTCATATTCTTCCCAAAAATATCTTGACTTTGTTCCGCAACCCTATTGATAATCTTATCTTCAATCTCTCGAAGTACATCGTAGCACTTCTTAATAATACCATCACTTTCATCGAATCCTCTCATAGAGAAGTCAACATTCCACTTCTTGTTCCCAATCTCTGGGGTAAATCCAGAAATGCCGAAGGGCATATACATTTTGGGAATCTGGAAACGAACAGGTTCACCGTTTTGTGTAGAAAGAACAATCTTTCTATTATTATAGTCAGCAATCTTAATATCGTTAATAACTTGGTCAAATTTGATCACCATGGTATATCTTATTGTACTCCGTAAACTTTAAGCAGAACATGCAACGCAGTCTGGTTCGAGACTGAACTGGATAGGGCGAGCCTTTGCCTTGGATCGGAGGTAATACATACCCGTCTTGAGACCTGATTTCCATGCGTACATATGCATCGAGGATAACTTTGACATTGTGGGACTCTCCATGAAAAGATTCATAGACTGTGACTGATCGATGAAACGACCACGGTCGGCAGCCATATCGATGATACATTTCTGACTAATCTCCCATACAGTCTTATAAAGTTTCTTGATGTCATCGGGGATATCCATGATACTCTGGATGGAGCCACCCGCCTTGACCATGAGATCTTTCATCTCTTTGGACCAAAGACCAACCCTCTTCAGATCTTCGACAAGATGTTTATTGACAACTACAAACTCACCCGCCAATGTTCGTCGGAGGTAAATGTTAGTCGTGTACGGTTCGAAACACTCGTTGTTGCCTAAAATCTGGGCAGTCGAAGCGGTAGGCATGGGTGCCATGAGTAGACTATTTCTGATACCCTTCGTCATGATACGCTTACGCATTTCATCCCAGTCGTAACGCCCGCTGAACTTAGTCTCACCCTCCCACATATCTGGTTGTAGGATACCCTTGGACGCTGGAGATCCTTCGAAACTTTCGTATGGACCCTCCACTTCTGCGAGTTCGGAGGAAGATTCCAACGCGGCGTGATACATTGTCTCGAAGATGTGGGCGTTCATGAGACGAGATTCTTCACAGTCAAATGGTAAACCACATAGGTTAAACACATCGGCGAGACCCTGTACACCCATACCAATGGGTCTATGTTTCATGTTAGAACGCCGGGCAGTCTCGACGGGGTAAAAGTTGCGATCAATGACGCGGTTCAAGTTTTTAGTGACGATTTTGGTAATCTTGTGAAGTTTTTCGTAGTCGAATGTTTTGGTTTCTCTGTTCACATACTTGGGGAGAGCGATCGATGCGAGATTACACACGGATGTTTCATCCTTGTCGGTATATTCCAAAATTTCTGTACAATTCCCAGTGAGAATACCGTTAAACACACCACGATGTTTGAGTGGTTCATTGAAACAGAAAGTGTCTGCGGTGTCTCCCAGGTCTTCAACGGAAACAATCTTCTCAAAGTGAAGTGCTTGACGATTTGGTTGTTGTTCGGTGGTAAGGTTCAGACGCTTCGTTTGCAGACCAAGAGTCTTCAGAAGTTCAACTCCACCACTGGGAATCAGAAGACGCCAGAGCTTTTTACATTTGTATCGACCACCGGGCATATCAATTTCTCGTTCCTTATGCCCCAGGTTGATGCGAGAATTCACACCCATAGTTTGAAGCATCAGTAGAACATCTCGTATGAAATCGTAGTGGTGGAGTTGAACTTCTGAAGACTCTTGGTGTTTCAGGACACATCCATCACCATCCATGAAACCAGCCAACCACTCGAGTTTTGTCTCAAGTGAATAATTCATAGGTACGACATATTTATCATCAATATCTTTTGGAAGACGAAGACGAATTCTCTTACACACATCATTTGCGGAAGCATAATCATAATCAGTGAACTTTATGAGACTCTTCTTCTCGTTATAGAGATCAAGCCATTTTTGTTCAGAATGAGAATTGGCTTGACACGTGCCATCTTTTTCGTTCAACTGGTGACGCATACAGAGGCCATTTTCTTTCGCCGTATAAGAACATCTCTTTGGGTCACCTGACGAGGAGGTCGTTCCATCGGCACAAAAGAGGCCATGGGTGTATGCATATTTCATAGTCTTTTCATTGGATTTGATGACAGGGAGAGAGTGTTTAATAATTTTCATATTTTTTTCGAGATGTTGTGCTTCGATGGGTGCATCGTGACCGACGACCCAGAACTTGTGGTAAGGGGTGCATCGAATCGAGAGACCCTTACTCGTGTTGACCGTGAGAAGTTTCTGGTTCTCACCCGTTTGAAGAACGGTGACTTTTGAAAACTCATCGCCGTTCCAGACCTGTACTTCTTGGTCCTTGAGTTCTGAAATAGTATGCTGTCCTTCACTGGTGATAATCTTAGTCTCGGGTGCGACACATAAATTTGAACTCTTAATGACACCGAGATTCTTTTGGTTCGATTTGGCGTTGCACGCATCCTTGTAGAGCATGTAGGGTGTCCCAGTCTCAGATTGAGACTTCAAGATTGCCTTCCAGACTTCAGTCGCTGGGATCGTCGCATTTGCGAGACCTTCTTCTTCGTACCTGGTGTAAAGTGTTTCAAACTCTTCACCGTAGCAATCAGATAGACCTTTAGCAGTATCGGGACAGAACAATGACCAGTTACCACCCTCCTCTACACGCTTCATGAAGAGATCAGGAATCCACAGAGCTGAAAAAAGATCGCGACATCTCGATTCTTCATCGCCCTGGTTGAGACGGAGTTCCAGGAAATCCATGATGTCAGCATGCCATGGTTCGAGATACACCGCGATGGATCCCTTACGTCTCCCTGCCTGATTCACGTAACGAGCAGTAGAGTTGAAAACGCGGAGCATTGGAATGATACCATCAGATTGACCGTTGGTTCCACGAATACGAGACTTGTTGGATCTCACGTTATGAATATGCATACCGATACCACCAGCCCATTTACTGATTTGAGCACATTCGGTTAGGGTTTCATAGATACCATCGATAGAGTCATCCTTGTTTGCGATCAGGAAGCATGAACTCATTTGCGGTCGAGGCGTACCAGCATTGAAGAGGGTTGGTGTGGCATGGATGAATAATCCCTGTGACATCATGTCATACGTTTCGAGGACAGCTGGGATATCTTTACCATGAATACCGATAGATACACGCATGAACATGTATTGTGGTGTCTCCATTACCTTACCTTCACTTCTCTGAAGATAACTCTTTTCGAGTGTCTTCAGACCAAAATACCCGAAATCGAAATCGCGTTCTTTTTTGATATGATCCTTCACCTGTGTGGCGACTTCAACTATTTCATGCGTGACGATACCCGCGGTTGCGAGTTTCTTCATGGCAACCTGAAACGTGTTGGGGGCATTCTTCTGAATGTTACTGGCGACAATACGGGTAGCGAGAACTTCGTAGTCGGGATCTGATGTAATCATACCGATACAAATTTCTGCTGACAGTGTGTCAATTTCGTGAGTGGTGATACCGTCGTACATGGAAGAGAAAACTTGCTGGGCAACCTTTGTAGAATCAACATTCTCAGAGAGATTATCCGTGAGTGTTGAAATCCTACTGGTGACCTTGTCAAATTTCATATCTTCAATACGACCGGAACGTTTAGTAACCCTCATTATCTAAGATACCTATATTATTTTTAACTTACTTGAAATCGCGACTACGGACGGGGACGGGACCAGCAACCTCCTTACGGCGGTCAGACTGTAAAAGGTAAGTGTTGGTGTAAAAGGGACCTACTTCACCTGGGGGAGTGATGGGAGGGTAAGAACCAACGAAACACTCACCACTCTTGCACACAGGCTCTGGGTAGGTATTGTTGATCGTGGGAGTATAGGCTTCGTCAAAGTCGGCAAACTTCATCGTTTAATATTTACGAATAGTTTTTTTTTCGGGGTATATATAAAATGGAAGTCAGATCTATTCAACAGTGTTCGACTCCCCTGAACACATTGTTCTTTTCTGAATTCAATACCAACCTTTTACAAAGAGGTATCCGTCAGGCTTTCAAGAATAAAACGGGAATCTCGATCGATTACCAAAACCCAGACGACCTTTTCGCCATTATGCGTGTGGTCTTCATCCACAACTCTGGTGATCATCATAATCGTGTACAGGCTCAGGTGAAAACCTTGAATGATATCGTGATTAAAACCGCCTTGACCCAGATCCAGACTGGTGTCGCCCAGTACATAGGCTACGTCCAGGATATTGAAACAGTCGCTCGCCCAATTGATAGACCCGTCAACACAAGTACGATGGGTAAAAAAATACCTAAGTCGAATCAAATAGGTATGTAAATTATGGATATTCTTCTGGGGGCAGTGAATTTACTTTACCTGTCACAGAAACGCGTAAATGCGTCTACTGCCAAACGAGGCTACAGTGAAGAGCATTGGGTAGCCTCTTTCATTGAGAATGGTTTTAGAATTAATGAAGATCGGAAAAGTAAAGTGGACTTGACCAATGATACGATCAATATACAAGTGAAGAAAAGTAAAGTTGGACAGTTTCAGCAGGTTTCGAGAGGTACTGTTGATAATCTAGTTAAAGCAATACCTGGTCTCGAGGCTATATCCGCTTTACTAAAGGAGCGTTGTGAACAGAAGAAATATTTTAGCCCGTTGATACTTGAAACACTCAACGCATCAAAACGAATTATATTGGAACACACCCTTCTTGGATATGGTGAATTGAAACCTGATCTATTATGTGTCACTGAATGGGATAAGAAGGATTCAAAGCGAACGAAGATTATGTTTGTAGCTATAAAAGATGTGATAGATTCACTGATGCGATATGATTTCTCTATCAGGGAATCGATGACTGTTGTGCAACTTGGTCCATCCTTCACGTTTCAACGAAAAGGTGGCGACGGTGGTCGAAAAAGTGCTAATGATATTCAATTTAAAATTGTACCATCTCTATTGGATGTTAAATATCCTGTAGTAATTCATCTAGAACATTGACGACGATGCTATTACCGACATAAAATAACATGTTATCTTTGAGTCCATAGAGATACTGTGGACTAAAACCCGACATTTGGAGTGCCTCTTTGATGGTAAGTTTTCTAATCTTCCCATCAATCTCGTACAGTCCTGTTTTCGATCCCGGACCACCCGATGATGCACATATGGTTGGTCCATAGTCATCAATCGAATATACTCGTTCACCTTGACGTCCACCCTTCCCGGTTTTCTTATTTATGAGTGTATATTTCATCCGTCCCTTGGCGGGTTGGAGAATATATTTTCCTTCGTAGTCGAAGAAGGTTGTCACTGTATGATCGATGATAGTTGACACTGGCGTGATTGGCTTGTTGACCGATCTGAATGTATACTTGGTATCCTTATCGCATATGATGTATATACGTTGTCTCGATTGTGGAGATCCATAATTTTTAGAATCTAAAACTTTGTAAGATACTTTATATCCTCGATCTTCCAACGATGAAATAATAATTTTGAATGTTTCCCCATTATGAATGGTGTGTAAATTTTTTACATTTTCTAAAATAATCTTTTGTGGTGATTTAACATCGATGATATCTAATATTTTATAAAAAAGATTTCCCTTTAGTTTATCTTGGAATCCTTCCTTTTTCCCGGCGATACTAAAAGGTTGGCAGGGAAACCCGGCACAAAAGATATCGAAATCTGGCATGGATTCTATATCGATCGCGTTTATATCACCATGTGGTTCAATCCCATGGTTTTTATGGTAAATCTTACGCACCTTTTCATCGATGTCACATGCAAATACACATTGATAGTCGTCACCTAACTTGTCGAATGCGGTATGGAATGCACCCAGACCACAAAAAAAGTCTGCATATCTTTTACCGGTCATGTTCTTTTTACTATGGTATCCTTAAAGTATATTAAAGTTGGGACACAACTATACAGTAAGAATGAGTCTGAACTACTACAAATGCGAGACTGAAAAAGTTTGCAAATTGAAGGGTTGGGATAAAGTTAATGTAGACACCGTGTGGTTACTTCTCACAGAAGAATTTGGTGAACTCGCGTCTGCGATCCGACAGTATAAAAAGAAATATAAGAAGATGAATTTGAAAAAAGAGCGTGGGACCGACGTCATGATGGAGATGGGTGATGTGTTCAGTTACCTATTCCAGCTGGCACATATGCTGAATGTCGATTTGGATAAGATGTGGATAGAGCATAAACAAAAGGTCAAGACAAAAAATTATAATGTAGCATAATATCAAGATGAGTGTTCAGATGCTCGATGACGACGCGTCTATAAATCGTATCAACCCGTTTGTTCATTCAGGCCCAGGGGCTGTACGTCGCGTTGAAAAGTTTTCTACGTTCAAATACCCCGAGGAAAAAGATGCCCAGTTCGAGATGGAAGAAGAGGGTCCCATGTACTCGGGTGGTATGTTGATAGGTGCCCCACAACAACCTACTTTGTGTCCGATGTCTAGACCCTTATATCCCCAGAGGAATATAGACATAGGATTTACAAATTATAAAGTTAATAAGATTTTGGTGGAAAAGGTTCGCGGGAAGAGGGTGTTTCCTAGATGGATGCTCATTGTGGCAATCCTTACAGTTCTAGCTCTATTAATTTCAAGACGCTGAAGAACCGTTCAAGACGGTTGATATTCGTACAACGTTCGATTACATCGGGTAAGATATCTTTGCAGAAGGTTCCAACAAACTCCATCTGCCAAGAGCATCTTTTGTTAACATAGGGTGGAGTGAAGGTGGGGTCCAAGATTTTTACACTGTTCATGATACGAATCTGTGTACTAACAGTATTGAATGTGTATTCCATGATATTTTCTAACATGATGGAAGCCATCTTCTGACGAGTTTCTGTCGTCTTTTCAATCATAGTATCGATAAATTTCTCGTAGCGAACACCTCGTGTCTTGGAAATGATTTGTGTCCATTCACCAATTGGTTTGGCATCAAGGTAATCGATAAAGGTTTTGTATCCTTCGTCACTGATATATTTCGAGTATAGAATTTCAATGTAGGAACGATCTTCTTCGACATCATATATGACGTGAGCAGATTTAAGGATAGAAGTCATAAAATAAAAAGCATTGATTTCTTTAACCTAAGTAAACAATCTTTAAAGTCATTGTTATACATCAAATGTACAACGCAGTTGCAAATAATACGTTCTCGTATCTCCTGACTCTGGATGAGTTCAGGGATACATTTCCAGAGGACAAGATGCCTTCTTGGGTAAAGATCACGACCATCACAATGATTTCTGGCTTTAGCGAAGAAGTAAAGATTGACATCGAGAAAGTAAAGTCTTTATTTGCCGAGCCGGATGAAAAGATGCGAGCGTTCCAATCTAAATTACCTTTTGAATGGAATCTCAAGACGTCCACGACATTTTACAATCAAGTAACCTTGACCTATATGGATACCTACAGCACCAAGTCTATGAAGATTTTCCCCAATGGGAGTATTCAAGTCGCTGGTTGCTCAGACCTATTCGACTGTCAACGTGTGATAACTAATTTGAATATCCTCTTCAAAGATGTTTTATGTATTGAACAAAGTTTATCGCCCGATACGTTCAGGGTTGTGATGATCAATTCAAACTTCAGTCTCAACCATAACCTCAACCTCCACCTCACAGCCCAACACTTTGAAAAGTGTGATGACCTCTTCGAAGTTTCTTTTGAACCTGATAGATATTCAGCTGTAAAGATAAAGTTCAAACCTGCCGAAGATATGAAGCGTATCACGACGAGTATATTCAGTACAGGGAAGATCATCATCACTGGTGCAGAGACACTCAAAGAAATTGCATTTGCTTACAACATCATCAATCATCATATTAACGAATGTGAAAACATCAGGGTATCTCCCACTCAGACCATCGATGTATTCGACACTTTCATGGGATACAAATGTCAGGATTTGATTAAGGAACTAAGAAAGAAAGAATTTAATTCATGGACAAAGACTATTGTCAACAACAGAATTAATTTCTAAATTTATACTAAATGTCTCAACGACTTGGTATGGCCGATGGGAGATGTTTCACCATCAACACATCTTCGCGACTCTTGAACAATTACATAATGACCAACAATCAAATCGACTATGTCGATAACTATAAATACCGTCAACTTCTCCAGAGTAAGGGTCCCGAACTCATCAACATCGTGACCAACGAACAAACCGTCTCCAATGATGGTCAGTGCCAGAGATGTGACAAGCCTCTTCTTAAGGTTGCGGGTATATATTAAAAAAAGTATAGTTGTGTACACCAGGGAAATGTGTACGTGTTCGATATGTCTCAACCCAGTTAAGGGGACTCGAACCAATCCTCCACTTCGTTGTGGACACGTATTTCATTCAAAATGTATAGAGCAATGGAAAGAACAAGGCAAGAATACATGTCCAGAATGTCGAAAGGTGTTTGATGTATCCAACTTCAAGGTTACATTGACGGTTGAAAATAACTATAATACGACATCAAATGTCCTATCGATGAATGACGATATGATATTTAATGTGATGGATATATTTGATATATCATTTGATATAGAAGACGTCGTTGATCTAGACGCTCTTCTTTCGGATATTGGCTCTAGTCTTTCCGACATCGATCCCCTTGTTCTTCACACAGAATGAACTACAATAGGTATTGTAATTTAAACCGCCGTAATTTCTACTGGCCTTCCTTGGATCCTTAATCACTTTACTCTTCGCATCAGTCAGTAGTGGGCCTGTCGCCCAACCACGCTTATGACTGAATACGTTCACCTTTAGTTTCATCATCTTACCCACAACGACCGTTGGTATTTTACGCGTCGACACCTTAAAAAATGTAGCAATACTCGTCTTTGTGTCACCCTCTTTTGGTTTATATTCCACCAGGCCATGTTGTTTATAAAAGTGAAAATCACCGTTATTGAATGGGGTCATTTTATTTTTACCAGTGACAAACATCATAACTTTGTAGTATCCAGTCTTACACCGTGTATTCCCCTTGACGATATACACCTTCTTGGGGTTGTCAGATACGACACGTTTTGGTAAGTTTTTACAGTTCGTATAGGAGTGATACCATTTAGATCGACCACTTCTATCTCCAGGAACACTCTTCTGCTGACGATATTTCTCATAATCACCCACAGCATAAGCGTAACAGTTGTTATTACCTATACCTATAGACGTCCCCCAATACTTGTTGGTAAACGTAGGTTCAGAGCCACTCAATGGTGGTTGACGACGACTCATTTATATTATATTGACATATTATAAATGATTCGAGAACTTGCAGTCACCGAAAAAACCGAAGACCGTGTAAAACTTGTCGTGATATATACCACTATCCTCCTCATCAGTACATTCCTTCTTCGTTTCCTCTGGAACGAGTCCCTTGTGAAACATATCACTGTACTGAAGCCCATCAAGACCATGCTTGACGCATTCCTTCTTTCGGTTGCTTTGATGATAATACGCGGTTGTTAAACTTCTTTGAAGCCAACATGCTTTTCACCATCAGGGGCAACAATCACGGGGTACGCGTCCATACCGTCGCAGTTACCCTTATCACAATCAACGAATGTGAAAGGTTTGTTAACCTTCTTCATATGTTCGAGTTGTTTTCGAGTCCATCCACAACCCATTGTCCCGAAAACAGTCCACCCCTTTTCACCAGGTGCAGCCTGAGTAGACGCCTTTCCGGTGTTCATAAAAATGTAAGCATTCGCGAGAATGAGAATGACGATCGCAATCATTGTTTACTTATTGCTGAGATTTGTTTTTAGTTACAACTGGACCACGTTTTTTCTTTGGTTGTACTTTACCTGCTTTCATAACAGCAATCGCACGAGCCATCGCATTCTTTTGGTCTACGGGTTTCGCGGGAGCTTTTGGTTTAGTGATGACAACTTTCTTTCTGGGTCTGGAAACAACCTTTTTGATGATGTTTTTAACTTTATTCTCACCGGTAAAAAAAGTACTACTCAGAACTTTTCCAAAACTCGGAAGATACTGTGTGTGCTGTGCGTTTAATCCCTGTTTGATACGATAAAATGTGACGTATGTATTTTCCATGTCGAGATATCCATTGGGGATAATGTATTTGATGAAATTGTGTACGAGTCGTTCGGTACCATTCGAAGGAGATCTTACGAGAGTGTACATGGTATTCAGAAAGAGATGGAGGTCATAAAGTGGGTGTGATTTCTTAGAAATTCCAACATGTTCGTACGATCCATCTTCTATCATGGGATTTGAGATTTTGGGAAAACTAGATAATCCAAAATCAATCATGATAGCCTCAACACCACCGTTTGATATTTGATATTTCTTACCTGGTAAATTTACGGTAATAGTATCTACGGGTACACGGCGAATCATTATGTTTCTACTATGAAGATCGTGATGTCTAAAACCAGGATACTTTTCCTTGATTCTATATAAATTAGATAAAACCTGCACCATCACTGATTTTATCGCTATGATATCCGGCTTCGTTGCCCACCACTCTTGTAATTCTTTACCACCTTTAATATACTCGAGATAGAGAATATCTAAACCTTCGCACTTCTTATACAAATACATGTCAGGTACTCCGTACCCTTTCAGTTTTTTCGCAACCTTATATTCAAAAGCAGCCATACCGAGATTATTCCGTTTGGTGTCAATCTCTTTATATGCGGTGTACCTACGACCATTATTGTTGATAGTCCCTCTATACACTTTACCATATTCTCCTTGTCCCAATATTTTACCCTTTCCAACTTTCAGTCGTCCATTAGGCCAATGTGGAATTTTCAAGTAATCACCTGGTGAACAAGCCTTTTTACCTCTTAATTTCTTTTTGAGATTACTCTCGATGTCTGACATACTTAAACTATACCTAGATTTTTATACATTCAAGAGAAGAGTGTAATCTTCTTATCAATGTGTGCTTATAATAAGACAAGTTCATTTAATATCATACCTTGCTGACACATAACCAATACCTTAGCTAGATTTGTTTTGGGGGTGTAATCACCATATCCAACACTACTCATCGTCGTGAACGAAAAGTAGAATGGATCTAATACATTCGTAAACTCGAAATGCCCGGGTTCAAGTGATCCATATATAATCCCAAAGAGTGTGGCTATAATGAGAATGTTTTTCATCTATTGTAGGTTTATATTTTTTATTCGTCGATTTCAGACTCTTCATCAATCTCAACATCAACTTCAACTTCAGATCCTGGAAGTTCGAGGCCCTGGAAGGCGAAGGAAGGTAACTTCTCAGATTGTTCAAGAAGTACCTGTTGGAGACGGATCGTAACGCCAAACTTGTTATCGATGAACCAGATCTGGTTCAGGTCGATGATGGCAAGTACCTTTTGCCCCTTTTCAATCGTATCAAGAGATACAGATTCGCGTTGCATGTTGTATGCTTCAGGAACGAAAGACCCGTCACTTTTGGTGAGAATCTTAAGCTTCATGGTAGCTGGGTACTGCTCCTTACCAGGGCGAACGATAGGCTTGTAAAGAGCTTCTTTCAGGACAGCCACGTTGAACTTCTTACCAAGCCATTCCTTGGAGTTATCGGCGACCATATTCACTACGAGGTCATCGAGTTCGGTCATCGCTTTTAGGAAGGTTGCAGACTCGGTGTTGTCAGAATCGAAAGACAAATCTAACGAGTAGCTCGTACGCCCAGTACCCTCATCAGTGTAGGCACTGAGACCGTATGGGGAACGCATGAAGGGGAGTTGGACGAATACTTTTTTGTTGTCGCTACTGTTGAGGTATACAGCTTTCCCTCCATTTTTGTTCTTACGAAGCTTAGAGAAGGAAACGTTGTTGGCATTGAATTCAGAATATTTTTGGATGGCAAGCGACATGGTGGGTTGTTATATATTATATAGGGTTCCAAACTTTAAGTACTTTTTTTTTCTCCAGGTAAACTATAATGGGTATCTTTAAAGACTGTGGATGTGGGTGTGATGGCGGTAAGGCTCGTGAGAAATTTTTGATTTCTGTGATGTCTGCGTTGATTTTCTTCGTGATCGCCAACCCCCAAACTTTTATTCTTATGCGTCGCCTTCTCGGGCAGTGGGTAGCCGGACCTAATGGCTGTCCCAAATTTGGTGGTCTTCTCTTGCACACGGTGGTGTTCATGTTGATCGTGTGGGGTATTATGTTTCTCAAGAAGGAAAAACCCCCCGTTGCGAAATCTCAGGAAACGGTGGAAATTGTGAATATGGTTCCTGTTCCTGTTTCTATGAAGAATGCTCCTCTCCCCCTCCCCGGTATGATGGAGGATGAGATTGAGCTGGTGGATTCTGGGTTTGAACTCGAGGGTCTTGATGTGACTGGGTCATACGATAGCCCTGCGGGGATTTAAATTAATTTACTTATTCCATTTTTTATAACAAATCTAATGGCATATCTAAAACACTTTGAACAGATCATTCACTTTATGGAGGATATTTAACAAGTCATTCTTACTCTTCACATCGGATGGATTGATAATTTCTAATTCAATCTGATAGTCAGTGATATCCTCTGCGTCAAGGTCAATATTATCACCACTCGACATCGTCAGGTCTATGGACAGATTCTTACGAACGAATGATTGGCGATGCTTCGTTCGTTTTCGATCCATGTCACTGAAGTCGTCAATCTCCATGGGTACTTCCTTACTGAACGCAATCCTAACATCATAGGGTACACCCTTGATTCTCTTAAAATCTTCTTTATGGATAGATGTTTTTTGAATAATCTTTTGATCACCAGTGGTTTCATCGATCGACATACGAATATTGTCTCGATCTCTATAGAATACTTCTTCTTGTGTAGTGTAAATCTTTTCCCACCCTTGATATTTTACGAGAGCTCGATACACTTTATCAAAAGTATCCTTTCCAATATTCGTATCGAACAGTTTACCATTAAATTTCCCAAGACGTAATTCGACTTCAGTTAATGGATCATTCTGACTCTGTTCGAATAGTTTATGAATCTTCTTATGGACGATTTCTGTATTCATCTTTTATTTCTTACAATATGATTATCGCGTCATCTTCTTAAGTGTTTTTTATACGAAAAATGTAATGAAAGGGATACTCAATGTTGGAAATTCTTGTTATTTCAATACGTCCCTCCAATGTCTCGTACATCTTCACATGATCAAGTCACAATTCATCGATCAAGAATATGACGGGCCATGTTCGTTTACAAAACTCTTTTGTGAATTCACCAGGAAGTATTGGGATGACACCACCAAAATAACCTTCAATGTGAATGGACTTCTCAATGAATTTATCAAACAGTTTCCGAGATTTGTAGTTGGGCAGCAACATGATGCACAAGAAGCTGTTCTCTGTATAATAGATATACTTGAACGTTCGGTACCAGATTTGAAGAAACATTTCTACGGTAAAAAAATACAAGAGACGATATGGCCGGGAGGGAAGAAAACACACGAAGAAGTATTCAGTATTCACATATTATGTCCAACTTCAAATAATTTGAGAGAGATGATGATGAACAGTGTCAAATGGAATACATTGAGTGATTACGAAGATGATGATGGTAAAGTACACCATGTGGCGACGACAAGATGTCTCTTCTCAGAGTATCCATCAGTATTGATGATATCCTTTGACAAGAGGGGGCAGTTTGAAGTAATTGAACAAATGACGATCGATGGTCACGAATATGAACTCGTAGCGACAGCTATTCATATGGGAGTTCAACGAGGTGGACATTATTTAGCATTCACAAAGACAGATGATCAATGGTATTATAAGGATGACGATGTTGTTACATTACAAGAACTTCCTATCATGGCTCCACACTACTTACTCATGTACACTTTAAAAACTCATTCATCTTGATATCCTCTTTTATATTGACGAGTGTTCTATAAAAGGTTCTTCTATTATTTGGATAATTCTTATCTTCGCGTTTCAATAACGGCTTCCACCACATTGGTTTGTCATTTTCCATGTACATACATTCTAAGATTGCACCATCTTCTAAAAGTGGTGTAGAGGCTACTTTATCTGGTGGGATCTCACCCTCCATATATAGTTTACCCTTATCCTGTATATACAAACGCCAGATTCCTTGGTCATTGACTTTAGCCATAAAGTCTATAGTATTCTTCTCTTTCGGTTTCCATTTAAACATCGTCTCATGTGTACCCGTCAATACCTGTTCATTGACGGGTGTAAACACAAGACCATCCATTGATTCCTTGACGGTAGGAAGATAGTCATTCATGAATGTTTTAAATTCTTTCATGACATGAAACTTCTTGACTTTCATTTTGATACGATCAGACTTCATACCGATCAAACTTTTTGTGACCCTCTCCATATGCTCAAGACGATTGAGGAAATTTTGATGACCTATAACTTCACCTTCAACCATGACAGTATCATATACCAAAAATGTATCACCATATAATTCACCATCTAAAATTGTACCATCAAAAATTGATTTTTTAAAATGTAATGGAACAGAAAACATTTGAAAGTTTCTATTTACAAAAACACATTGTTTCTTCCCTTCGTACATAAGGGCTACCATCATATGGCGAACACCATCAGTCTTTTCACATACGACATAATCATTATTTCGTAGTATGGGAAAATGCTTAAATTCGATGGAAATAGGTTGAGGACCGGGGAACCTATCCTTCACACCCCACGTCTTAAGGATAAACTTCTTGACGTATTCATTCATGATAAGATAAGAGACGAAAACTTTATGTGCTTTTAACACCGGCAGAGTTGACAATGTTACTAATACATTCATGGCCATAGGTCATGATCAACTTAGCTGCCGTATACGCAACAATTTTAATACCAAATTCCTTAAATTTAAAAAACATCATATCCATCCGAGGAGGGATCAGATTGATACCAAACTTTTTATCAACAGTGGATGCCTTGAGTGCGTCACTGACGAGTTTACAATTAATGACCCATGCACGAGCCGATGTATTTTTTACTGTGTAGTGATCATCCGATATTTTTTGATCAACTGTCGTGTCGAAATCGAGACCCATTTGGTTTACGGGTTCATCCACACCAGTCTTCACTTTTTCTTTGAACATCTTCCAGTCAATACCTTCCTTCACACCCGGGAAGACGAGACATCCAACATCATCACCCATTTTGAACATTTCATTGATACTCACTTCATCGATACTAATTCCAAAATCAATGTAAAGGATCCGGTCAAACGTAGTCAACAAACGTTCGATAGCCTTCGCCTTCGCGAATGGATCATCATTGACAAAAGAGATTTCGTTATGGTGACCATTCTGGATACATGCGATGTTCATACGAAGGATCGTGTGAAGTGTTTTTACATGACAAGATTTAGACCTCGTGACAATGATAGTGGCAAACTTCATTTTATAGAAAAACATGCCTAAACCTTAAGCCTGTCATTTAAGCATCCAGTGAATGGCAAATTACCTATATGTCCCAATGTGGTATGAATATGGGCATGGATCTTACCATCCATCTTCTGCCAGCGTCGACAGAATGCGTAATCTTCCGAGAGGTATCTCCTAGTATCAGGGTCAATCATACAATCAAATACGGCGTAATACTCGTCAAAATCACGGTTTTGATGAT